TAGATGTTCAAGATGGCGTTAGCCATGTTGACCGCAGACAGGCCGACGGCCATCAGTCCTCACTCTCATCGGGCGGGTAGCAGACGGGGCACTCGGCCACGCACGGGGCGACATGCGTGACCGATGCCTCGACAACCGCCGAGATCGCAACCTCGAACGGTTGGGTCATTACCGGGAAATGGCTTGCTTGCCGACGTCTTCCGGCTTCACCCCGACGGGGGTGATCTGCCACCCACCGTCGGTGAGGTGCAGGTCAACGTTGTGGACAGGCCCCACCGTGGGAGGTGGCGACACCTCACCCCGGGCGATCTTCGCGAGGTATTCGTCGTCGAGCTTGTACTCCTTGACGAACTCCGCAGTGAGCTTGGGGGCCTTGGCCTGCGCCTGCTCGAGGAGGCTGAGCTCCTTCTCGGCCGGGACAGGCTCGGCCGGCTTCTCGGCCTCCTTGACCTCAGCCGCCCTGGCCTCGGCCTCAGCCGCGGCAGCCTTGTCGGCCTTCGTGTCTGCCATCGAATTGGCTCCTCTCAGGTCAGGGTCGCGAAGACGCGGATCGCGGTAGCGGTGGACACGTCGGAACCAACCCGCCAGAAGGCGTACCAGGCGCCCTGCCCGGACGGCCGGCGGTTCGCACCGAGGACGATCGGGTCATACACGACGGACATGCCGACCCGGTCGACGATGACGAACTGGGTGGCGTCCATGAACGCCAGCACCTTCGAGCCGGTGGTGAACACGCCCACGATCGACGTGGACTCGAGGAACGGCTTGCCGAGCATCGTCGGCACCGGTCCCGAGTCGTTGACGATCGACGTGGTCGCACCGGTGAACGCGGGGATGTTGCGAAGCGCGTTGATGGTGTTCAGGTTCGCCGCCCACACGTTCTGCGCCCGCGGTCCCCGGAAACGCGCCGGGAGCGCGGCCATCAGCGCATACACGTCCTGAGCAGCGGGACCGGCGGCGGCGGTGCCGGCACGGTTCTGCGACGTACCCGCTGGGATGATCCCCTTCGGCTGGCCGGAACCGGTGCCGACCGCGAACGCGGTCTCCTCGATGCGGTCCTTCGCGTCAGCGAGCAGCCCGGGGAGCTGCGCAGCGAAGTCGGAGTCGGAGAGCACCTCGAACGAGCCGAACAGGTAAGCGTCGGCCTTCTGTGGGGTGATCTTCAGCTGGCCGACGGTCGGTGAGGCGTCCGCGGCCTCAATGCCTTCCGCCGTCCACTCAGCAGTGACACCGGCCGATGTGACGCCGTTCCAATCGTTGGTGGTCGTCGTCTCCGTCCGGGACACCTGACGGTACGGGTTCGCACTGCCAGCGTTCGTCAGGATGATCGTCGGGTCGAGAGTGAATGGCACCAGATAGCCGCCGTTCGCGGGAGTCAGGGACATCGCGGCACGAGCGGAGAACCCGCCCGGGTCGGTCAGGTACGACTCGAACGCGGCCAGGTACTCCGGTGAGCCGGTCATCAGCATCTGCCGGGCGACGGCAGTGCCAAACCTAGCGCCGGTCTTCTCGACGAGACGGGTCGCGTGCTTCGCACCCTCGTCGTCGAGCGCCCAGTGGTCGGACCGTTCGGCGTAACGCTCGATCGCGGTGACCGCGCGCGCGCGAACATCAGTTGGCGACGTCATGCCGGTGCGGACCGAGTCGAGGTTCTCGAACGGATCCCGGTTGGTGCGAGTGATCAGCTCCGGGTTTGCGGGGGTTTCCCGGTTGCGCTCCTCGGCCATCGTGGCCCGAACAGCGGCGATGCGGTCCTCGCGCTGCGCGAGGGGGGTCAACTCCTCGACCAGCTCGTCCCACTCCTGCAGCAGGGCGTCGGACCGGTCGCGGTCTTCGTCGGTGGATTCGTCGAGAGCTTCTAGCGCGTCCAGGTCCACGCGGATGGCGGACTGGCGCGTGCGGATCTCGTCGGCACGGGTTGGCATTTCGGCTACTCCATGTGTCGGGCGATGCGGGCCGCACGGATGTGCGACCGCAGTGACCGAGCGGAGTGCCCGACGGGCGAGTCTTCGGCCGATTCGGCGGGTCCATCTGGAGTGCCGACGGTGAGGGCTTCCGTGTCCACGATGGGAGTGGTGAGTCCCTCGAACTGCTCGAGGAATGCCAGACGTTCGTCCGGTGGTGTTGACAGCAGGCTACGGATGAACTGCTCCGCGCGGGTGCCGAGGATCTCCGCACCCTTGTAGGCGGCGAACACGGCCGGGCCGTATTCGCGCATGTCGACCTCGTGACGGGTGATCAATGGCAGGTTCCCGCGGCCGTGCCCCTGCGGATAGGAGCGGGTCGACTTGAGGAACCGGCCCGAGAACGACTGGGCCTTGATCGCGCCCTGCTTGATCAGGTCAAGAACAGAATCGGCGAGGGGGTGGTCGAGGTAACGGGACGCAGTGAAGACGCCCTTCCCGTCGGCGGCCACCTCAAGGGGCACGGCGAGGGGCATCGAGAACGTGTCGGAGGGGGTGCCGTCCACGGTGCGGGCATGGTTGAACAAAACACCGAACCCGGCCGGTCCCTTATGCGCGATAGTGCGGTTGAACGACGAGTCGGGCAGCGTCTCGTTGTAATGGCCGTCCTGGTCCATTACCTCGGCGGGCTGGTTGAACACCGCTGCGTAAGCCTCGACGACCCGGCTTGACCCGTCGGAGCGGATGTGCAGATCATCGAGGTTGTACGCCCGCTCGCACGACCGCTGCGGCAGCAGCTCATCGCCCTTCGTCGAACGGTATCCACCGCCCGCGTTCGTGTCGTTCGCGTACAACGCGGCCACCTGCTTCTTTGCTTGCTCCTCGGTGGCATGACAAGCCACCAAAGAATCGTCAGAATCCTTGATCACCGCATAAGGCTTCGACACCGGGCACTGATCCGACGACCCGACATGCCAAGGCATCAATTGCCTCCCGTCGGTGCAGCAAGCAATGCAGGGACCGATCCGTTCGTGCCCGGCGGCAAAGCCAGCGGTTTCGAGATCCCCGCATGGACAAGCTGGTTGAGATCCGCGGACTCCATCGCCGAAACCACCGATACGGGCTCGAAACCCGCACCGACAAGCTCGGCGATGGCCTGCGCCTTGACGAACTCCGTGTCCGCGCGTTCCTTCTCGCCCTGCCGCAACGCGGCAATGTCCGAGGTGTCGAACCAGAGCCGCGACCCCGCCGGCACTGCCACCAGCTGCGACAGACACCCGCACACCGAACGCCACAGCGGCCGCATGGTGATGTCCGCGAACCGGCGCATCGCCTGCTCATAGTTGGAGTAGGTGGCCGCCTGCAGGCCCTCTTTGGTTCCGATGACGATCCCCGGCACACCGGACGCGATGATGATCCGGTTCTCACCGGCAGCCTGCACCGTCGAGAAATTCATCTGCTCGAACGAGTTCCCGATCGTGGTCGCATCGGCGCCCTCGTCGAGGACCATCGTCTTAAACGCGTTGTCCACACCGCCGAACCGAGCCTGGACCCGGTCCCGAACCCGGTCGACCGCGTCAGAGCTCAACTTCTGCTTGTACTTGATCAGCAGATTGGGGCTGGCCGCGTTCTCCAGGTACTTAATCTTGTATGAGGTCATGGCGTTGTCTGCGTCGACGTCACGCAGGATCGGGGTCAGCCAGGACATACCGCGGAAGTTCGCCCACGGATCCGGGATCGGCGACCAGTGCGCCACCTCGTCGACGGTGAACAGCTGCGGCCCACCAGCGTCGAGCACCGACGGCGGCGGGTCGTAGAAGTACCCGACAACCTTCCGGTATGGGCGGCCCATGATGTCCGGTACCAGTTCGGAAACGATCGTTATCCAATCGGGGCGAAGCCGCACCAGCTGCTCCCCCGCGTCCCACACGTACGCGTTCCCGGCCAGGTCGACATCCTGGATCATCCGGGCCAGCAGCTCACCCGTCGTCCCATTCGGCCATGGCTGCTCGAGCTTCGCCAACGCCGGCGAGCCGAACAGGTGCTTGTCGACCAGGAACCGAAAAGCGAAGGTCGCCTCCGAGAACAGCGACAGCCGAGCCAAGATCGCACCGAAAACGACTGCGTTACCGCCGTATGCCTGCATCCCAAAGCCGAGCTGCGTCGGAAGGATCGCCTCGTTGCCGTTTAGGCCGTACGACGTGGTGATAACCGCCGCGCCGGACGCCTCACCCTTCCCGCCCCAAATCCGGGTGAAGATCCGCTCGAGCCAATTCAACGGACCGCCACCACCTCAGAAGACGTAGACGGACGGTTCACCGGGCGGTGATGTCTCGAGCAGCCACGCAGCGCCGGTCACCGAGACAATCGGCGAGATGTCCCCGGAGCGGCGACGCGACCACGTCCACAGATCGTCACCGATGTTCCGCTTCACCGCCGCCTCCAGCGCCGTGGCGAACAGCGGATCCCGCGAATGGGTCACCCCACCGCCGGCGACCAGCTTCTGCAGATGAACACAGGCGCGGCCCATGTCCTGGCCGGTGAACTCGACCGGCTCGATACCGGCGAGTTTCAGCTCTGGCAGCAGCGCCGACACCGCACCGTTGGCGAACACCGCGAACGGCGTCCCCGGATACCGGTTGTCGAGCTCCACCGCACGAGCAACAAGCCAACCCGCACCCGGCCGGTAGTCCGCCAACTCCAGGTGAGGGCGCTCCTCATGCAGCGCGACAACCCCGACACTGGCCGACTCAAGCCCCGGCGAACAATCGAGAAAAAAACCGGCCGGGCTGGGCGGCGGATCCGGCTGAGCGATACCGAGATGCGCCCATTCCAGCAACGGAATCGGCTTAACCTGATCCTCGGGTTCGTCCCACCAGCCCAAACGTTCCCGACCGAACTCCTCCGGCGGCATGGCCCGACGCTCAGCCGCGATGTACTCGACGGTGATCCGCCGACCCAACGCTGGATTCGACCTGGCCCACCGCTCCACATCGTCCAAGCGACAGCCAACAGCCCCCAGCTCATGAGCGCAACGCGGGGAACCACACCCACCAGGAAGATCGTCACACCATTCGAGGTACGCCAGCCGCGGATCACCACCAGCGCGACCACGGTCACGCACCCCGCGAAGCACGCCAGACTCAGCCAGGCCCGCCGACGCGCCATAAACCACCTGCGGATCCGGCCGCGCCGACAACGTCGGCAGCAAAGCGCCCATATGCTGCGGCTGCAGGAACATGCCCTCGTCAAGAACGACCTTGTCGCCGGTCAAACCACGACCGCCGCCTTTAGTGCGGGTCTTGAACACCAGCCGCTGACCCGTCAGCAACTCGATCGACTCATCACCATGGCCGCGATAGATCGTCTTCACCCGCCGGGACAACCACTCGCTGCCCTCGATCAGCTCCGAGATGTCCCGGAACGCCTCCGCCGACGTCGGGAACTCATGCGCCGACCACACGACCAGGTGCTCCTCGGTGATGAACAGCCACCCGAGAGCCGCCATCTTGTAGACCCCGGTCTTCAGGTTCTGCCTCGAGCAGATAACCGCGATCTCGAACGCGACCGACCTGAGGTCTGGACCAAACGCGAAGATCAGATCAAGTGCGAGCTCCTGCTCAGGGTCCGGGTCGAACCCAACCAGCCGAGCAAGATCAGCAACCTCTGGACCGAGCGTCTTCTCGAACGGCGGATGCGACCGGAAAGCAGGCTCAACCAGCGTACTTACGCTCACGCCGCGCCCCCAGCTCGTCCACTGGGTCAGCCGCAACCGTCGCGCCGGCCAACGCCTCGGCCATAACCACCGAGAGCTGCCGAGACAGTGATGCGATCGCCGCGCCCGTCTCAGACGGCGACGACATTCGAGCCGCCAAAGTCAGAGCCTGCTGGCCGGCGACCGTGTCCACCCGGTCCACAGCCTCGAGTTTTTGCCTAGTCGTCGCGTAAAGCACCGAGGCGACCAGGCCAGTCGAGATCGGACCGAAAACCGGACCCGGCAGCTTAGGGCTGCGCTGAGCGCGCTTGCGACAAGTGTCCGAACAGAACTTCGACGCCTTCCGCTTCGCCTCATACGACTTACCGCAGGAGTCACACGAACGCTGCATCGCGGGACACCTCCTGCGTCACGGGACTTGACGTGATCAGAGCCGGAAAGCGCGAC